CCTATTTCATCCCAACCCGTCCTGGCGCTACGCGTTTCTGACGGGCGGCCGTGGGTCGGGGAAATCGTTCCATCTGTCGGTGTTCCTGCTGAACCTGACGTACGAGACGGGGCACGTCATCCTGTTTACCCGGTACACGATGGAGTCGGCCGGCGCGTCGATTATCCCGGAGTTCGTGGATAAGCTCGAGCGGCTCGGCAAGCGGGACGATTTCGACATCACGCAAAAGGAAATCGTCAATAAGTGGACCGGCAGCCGTATCCTGTTCCGCGGCATCAAAACCTCGAGCGGGAACCAGACGGCTAAGCTCAAGTCGATTCAGGGCGTGACAACGTGGGTGCTCGACGAGGCCGAGGAATTGGTGGACCGGATGACGTTCGACCGGATCGACGACTCGATTCGCTCGCAGCTCCGGCCGAACCGCGTAATCCTGTCGCTCAACCCGTCGACGGTCGACCATTTCCTGCACGGGTTGTTCGTGGCCGCGCCGCGGCCGGATACGCTGTATATCCATACGACCTGGCAGGACAACCGCGACAACCTCTCGGAGTCGTTTCTCGCCAAGATCGAGGAGACACGGACCAGCAACCCCGGCCGGTACGCGCATATCTATGCCGGCGAGTGGTTGCGCGAGGTGGCCGGGCTACTGTGGACGCCGACGGAGATTCAACGGGCGCGCGTGGCGACGGCGCCGGACGATTTAAGCCGGGTCCTGGTGGCGATCGATCCCGCGGTGACGGCGAACGCGGAAAGCGACGAGACCGGCATCGTGGTCGTGGGGGCGGATCGGAACCGGCGCGGGTATGTGCTCGAGGACCTGTCGGGCCGGTATTCGCCAAACCAGTGGGCGACGATCGCGATTGACGCGGCGCGGCGGTGGAAGGGCTCGATCGTGGCCGAGACGAATCAGGGCGGCGATATGGTAACGGCGGTACTCAAGTCGCTGGGCGATCGGGCAAACGGTATCCGGATCATCGACGTGAAGGCGAGCCGGGGAAAGTTGGCGCGCGCGGAGCCGGTGTATTCGCTGTACCAAGAGCAGCGCATTTTTCATGTCGGGGCGTTCCCGTTGCTCGAATCGCAGATGGTAGGGTTCAATCCAGAAAACCAGATCACGTCGCCGGACCGGGTGGATGCGCTCGTCTGGGGGCTCTCGGCGCTGCTCTTGACCGGGGCGCAAGCGTTTGTTGTGTGACGGGCCGTAGGTGTCAAGGATGAACGTCGGTTCGGTTGACGCGTCGCGCGGGGCGGCGTAGGCTTGCAGGGGAATGTGTCACTCTATTTCGTCGGGGCCGCATGACTGAAAACCGACCGCCGTTGTTGACGCGCCTGTCGACGGCGCTGCGGACCTTGCGCGGCGAGGCGATGGTGCCGGCCGCGAGCGCGCGCGCGATCATCGACACGACGTATCCGAACTTCCCTGGCGGCACGGCGCAAGCGGCGCTGGTGCGGACGGCGAACCCGCAGGAGTATAAGCCGGACGGCGCGACGATTCGCGTGCAGGGCTTTAGCCGGCATCCGGTCGTGCACGCCTGTATCCGCGTGGTGGCCGATATCGTGGCCTCGGTGCCGTTGGTGGTCCTGACCGAAAAGGGTAATCGCGAGTCGCGGGTGCCGGAGACGCATCCGTTGCAGCGGTTGCTCGATTATCCTGGGCCGCGGTTCACGGCGCGGCAGATGCGGACGCGGTACGCGGTCGACTACCTCGGATACGGCAACGCGTTTTTTCAGATGGACCGGCCGAGCCACAACCGGCCGCCGGTGGCGCTCCGGTCGGTCAATGCGGAGTCGATCCAAACGGTGTGGGTGGATGCGGACGGCGACGCGCGGCGATACGATTACGGCAACTGGGCCGGCATTATCGTGCAGGTGCCGGTCGAGGACATGATCCATTTCAAAGACATGGAAATGTCCCGGCCGTTCGCGCCGGACGTGTTCGGGTTCCCGCGAGGGGCGACCGCGATCGCGAGCATGACGGCCGATAACGAGGCGACGCAGTACGTGCGGCAGGTCGTGACCAACGACGGGACGCCGACGTTCGCGGTCTTGCTGTCGGATGAGGCGACGCAGGACGATGCGGTCGCGATGCAGGACCGGTATCGGGCGCGGGTCGTGGATCGCGGCAAGCGCGGGTCGCCGGCGTTCTTTGGGGCGGTGCGGGATATTAAGCCGCTCGGCTTTACGTTGTCGGACCTCGAGTTCCCGAGCCTCCGGCGCGTCTCGCGCGAGGATATTTGCGCGGCCTACGGCGTCGACCCTCGAATGATCGGGATCGCGTCGGCCACGTCGGACGCTGGTCTATCGGGGGCGCAGTACGCGGAGGCGCGGGCGCGGCTCGTGCAGCATACGATCGAGCCGATGATGTCGGCGATCGAGGACGAACTAAATAACTGGCTCGCGCCGGAGTTCGGCAACGTCTGGATCACCTACGACCACGACATCCTGCGGGACCTCGTGGAGAATGACGGCGAGACCAGCGAGCGCGTCCGGGCCGAGTTCAAGGATTCGCTCCGCACGTGGGAGGAAGCGCGGCGCGCGCTTAAGCTGTCGCCGGTGCCGGAGCCGGCCGATACCCTGGCGATGACGACCGGTACGACGTTGGTGCCGGCCGCGACGGCGGTGATCGATCCGACCGCGGTGCTCGAGGCGCCCCCGGCCACGGATAACGAGACGCCGGCGGTGGGGCCTGGGCCGATGGTTACGGAAGCGCAGGACGAAGCGGACGCTGAGGGCGACGCGATGGCCGGCCTCGAGGACGAGCAGGGCCGCGCGGACGGGATGTCGAACTTCCCGGCGAAGGGCGACAATAAGGCGGTGAGCCTCCGCAACTCGCAGTGGAAGCTGTTCCCGGTGGCCGAGGCCGAGGACCTGAAAGCAAACTGGCCGGCTATCTGGCGGAAGGGCGGCAATATCCGCGGGAATCGGCAGTTTATCGCGCTGGCGCCGATCGCGAAGCGCGGCGGGAAGCCTGACGGGCTGGCCGAGGAAAACGCGATCCGGCTCCGTGAGGCGTGGGGCGCGCGGCATCGTGGGAATACGCGACTCGCTGGCGTCGTCGCCCAAGTGAAATGGCTCGTCGTGGGCGATAACGGGTTGCCGTTTATGCGCGAGGTGCTGCGCGAGGCAAAGGCGAAGGTAAAGGGGCGGAACGCGGCGTACCTCGAGGTGCGCGCGATGGCGGATAGCGCGTTGTCGGGCGATCAAATCGAGGCGCTGTACGAGCTGCTCGAGGCGATTGTGGAGCAGGAATTGCCGCCGGCCGCGGTCGAGGCGCTGATCTTGGCGGCGTTCCCGAAGCTGTCGCCGTCTCTGGTGGCGTCGATGATCGAGGCCGCGGTAATGTTTGTCGCGCCGGACGAGGAACCGGAGGACGAGGAACCGGAAGCGCCCGAGGACGAGGCGCCGGAGGAACCGGAGGACGGCGAGGAACCCGAGGACGACGAACCGCTCGAGGCGGCCGCGGCGATGTGGTGGGAACGCCTGTCGCGCGAGGAGCTTGAGGCCGACGGTCGGTATCAATACTGGCGCGCGGTGAACGACGAGCTCGATCGGCGCGAAGTGGGGTTCTACGATCGCGCGGTGACGCTGTTTAAGGCGGAACGCGAGTCGGTCGGGGCGATGTTCGGGGTCGGGACGCGCGCGGACGATGAGGTCTTGCGGCGGATCGAGCGCAAGATTCGCGAGGCGTATACGGACGAGGACGGCGAGTATTACCGCGCCTGGCGAGATGCGTACCTCAAGCTGATCGGCGAGACGTATATGGTCGGGGCGCGGCAGGTGGGCGGCGTCGGCCTGTCGTTTACGCTTGAATCGCCGCAGGTGCTCGAGGCGATCACGAAGCGCGCGGATACGCTCGCAGAATTGGTCGGCGAGACGACCTCGAAGCAGATTCTGGCGGCCATTCGGGCGGCAGAGAAGGCCGGACTGTCAGTCAAGGAAACGGGCCGGCTCGTGCAAGCGGCCGTGTTCGGTGAGACGGTCACGGATGCGCGCGCGCGGACGATTGCGCGGACGGAATCGGCTGGCGCGATGTCGCAGGGTAACTGGGATCAGGCGCGGGAGATGGGCGACCTGTATCAGTCGAAGGAATGGTTGGCGTTCGAGGACAATCGGACGCGACCGACGCATCTCGGCTGTATGGCCGAGGGCCGGATTCCCTTCGAGGATCGGTTCTCGAATGGACTGCAGTACCCGCTCGATCCGGCCGGCGACGCGGCCGAGGTGATTAACTGCCGGTGCGTCCTGGCGTACTACGATACGACGGTGGAGGAAGTGCCTCGATGAGCAAGACACAGACGCCGGCCGTGAAGCCGACGCAGTTCTATAGCGCGGACGCGCACCTGCAGATTCGGGCCGAGGGCGGAGGGCTGCCGCCGGGGATTGCTGGGCGGATCTCGGGCGTCGCGCTGACGTATGAGGTGCTTGACAGCTACCGGACGATTTTTGCCCGGGGTTCGGCGAAGCGGTCGATCGATAATAAGGTGGCCGCGCGGAAGGTGCCGTTGCTGATGGATCACAACAAGACGACCGCGGCGCACGTCGGGGTGGTGGCGGCGATGACGGAGGTCGGCGATGCGGTGATGATGACCGCCGAGGTGTTCGATACGCCGGAAGGTCGGGCGGCGCTCGAGTACGTCAAGGCGGTGATCGCGGCCGGGGCGTCGACGGGGCTCTCGATCGGGTTCGTGCCGCGGCGCTCGGAGATGGTGCAGACGGCCGACGGGATGGCCGAGCGGTTTACGGAGATCGAGCTCCGCGAGGTCTCGATTACGCCGATGCCGGCGGTGCCTGGCGCGGACGTGACGGGCGCGCGCGCGGACGCGGTGGCGATGGACGAAGGGAAGGAGGTCGGTGAGGACGTGCCGGCCGAGGATGTTCCAGCAGGGGCGGCAACGGACGCGCGATCCGATGCGGACCTGTTGGCGATCGCAGCGCGGGTAGCATTGGACGCGATGAGCGCGGACCAGCGGAACGCGTTGCTCGAGCAGTACCGCACGACACCAGCACCGATTCCGACCCGATCGGCGGCGAAGGCCGCTACCGCGTCGACCGCACCGCTGACCGGACGGCAACCGGCGACGATGGCCGAGCGGCTCAAGGCTGTTCGCGCGACGTTCGTCTCACCTCACGGGCATGGAGCCTAAGATGAAGAATACCCTGGTAACGAAGAATCGCGCGGCTAACGAGCTGCGCGAAAAGGCGCACAAGATTCGCCACGACCTGATCGACGCGAGCAACACGTTTAGCGCCGAGGAAGTGGAGCGCATGACGTCGGAAATTCGCTCGCTTGAGATGCGGGCGCAGGCCGCGGCCGAGTTCACGCCGGACGCCGAAGTGTCGCGTCAGGGCGGCGACGAGGGCCTCGTGCGTGTGGATGCCGGCGCGGAACGCACGGAGTTCAGCGGGATGCGCGACGCGACGGCCGAGGTGCGCTCGGTGATCGTGAACGCGTTCCCGAACGTCGGGAGCTTTATCCGTGCCGTGCATCGCGGCCCGGCCAACGCGACGCAGGCCGCGGCGATCAAGCAGGTCGAGACGATGACCCGTACGATCACCGGTAGCACGAACGGCGGCGAGTTCCTGCTCCCGCTGACGCAGGTGCCTGAGATTTTCTCGGTGAGCAATCAGCAGCCGGGTCTGTTCCAGTATGCGCGCCGGTACAACGTGCCGGGTCGCTCGCTGCGTATCCCGTACCTCGTGCAGGACGAGGGCACGACGGTGCTCAACCGTCCGATGGCCGGTAAGATCGCCAACGTGACGATCGTCGGCGAAGGCGCGACCAAGCCGGAACGCGAGCCGACGTTCGGTCAGCGTCTGCTGACCATGTACAAGTACGCGGCGATCACGCAGTTCGGCGACGAATTGCTCGGCGACGACTTCACGGGCGAACTCCCGTCGGAAGTCACGACCGCGGTCGGCGGTCAGATCGTGAACAAGATGAACGAAGATATCACGATCGACGGCACCGGTTCCTCGGCTCCGCTCGGGGCGCTCAACAACGCGAACACGGCGCTGATCGCCGTCAACCGTGCCACGGCCTCGCGCTTTACGGCCGCGGACGCGTTCGCGATGTACGAGCGTCACACGCACGGCCCGAACTCGGTGTGGATGATCTCGCGTCGCGTCCTGGCGCAGTTGTTCGCGCTGCAGACCACGAACAACACGATGGTCACCTGGATCGCGAACCTGCGCGACAAGCCGCAGATGCTGCTGCTCGGGCTGCCGGTGATCGTCACCGACCTGCTCCCGACGCTCGGCGTCAAGGGCGATGTCGCGCTGGTGAACGGCGACTTCTACGCGATGGGACTCCGTCAGGCGCTTACGGTGGAAAGCTCGATCCACTTCGCGTTCGTGAACGACGTGACGACCTATCGGTTCGTCGCGCGTGGCGGCGGTATTCCGCTCCCGACCTCGACCTATGCCTACAAGGTGGACGGCTCGGGGAACAAGGTGGACCCGCACTCGCCGTTCGTGGTGCTCGATGTCCCTGCCTCGTCCTAAGACGAAGGCGGCCGCAGGACTGTCCGGGGGTGGGTTCCCACCTCCGGCAGTCGGCGCGGATTCGGGCGCGGTCGTCACGGTGTTGGCGGTCGCGTCCTGCATTATTGACGGTATCCGGCGCGATCCTGGCGAACGGTTCGAGGTGGCCGCGGATCGGGCGGAGGCGTTGGCGTCGATCGGCTATGTCATGCCCGATGCGTTGTTTGCGCTGATGCGGCCGGAAGCGGCGGCGATGTGGCGCACGGTCGGCACGGAGCGGGAGGCGTTGCTCGAGCAGAGCCTGGCCGTCTCGCCGGAGCTCGTGGACCGGTTATGGGACGGCGCGGGGCGGGTCCTGACGCCGGACGAGGTGCCGACGACGGTGCAGCCGGCCGCGGGAGCGGCGACGTTTCGCGTGCTGCAGCTCACGCAGTACGACCCGGGCAGTGCGGTGTATCGGTACCATTCCGCGGCGAACACGGTGCTGGGCGTGCGCTCGGCGTTCGTGCGGTACGGGTACAGCAACCCGCATTGTCATTTGCGGCAATGGGACGGGGAGCTGCACCGGCAGACGGTCGAGCTCTTGGCGATGACGGCGGACGTGATCCATTGCCACATGGATTACCGCGCGTTGCATCAGGACCTCCGGTACGTGCTGCGGACAAACCAACGAGCGGCGATCACGTACCACGGCTCGGTGCTACCTGGGGACGAGGCGCGGGTGTTCGTGGATACGGCGGCCGATCAACGGATGCGGGCGATCCGGTTCGGGGCGCGGCCGTACCATCAACGGTACGGGGTGGAGCATTACCTGCCGATCCCGATGCCGGTGTCGGATTACGCGGCGCTCGCGGCGTCCGAGGAGGCGCGGGCGGTCCGGTCCGCCGGCACGTTCCGCGTGGCGCACAGTCCGACCAAACGGGCGATCAAAGGCACGGCCGAGTTCCTTGAGGCGGTCGCGGCCGTACAGGCGCGCGGGATCGCGATCGAGCCGGTGCTGATTGAGGATATGGCGCACGGGGCGGCGCTGCAGATCAAGGCGACCTGTCACGCGACGTTTGATGCGTTTTGGCTCGGGATGCAGGGGTCCGGGCTTGAGGCGGCGGCGATGGGACAGGCGGTGTTGGCCGGCGATGTGGACGCGGCGCGGGAAGCCGCGGCGCTCAACGGGGGCGCGGTGCCGTGGACGTTTTGCGATTCGGGGGCGTCCCTAGCGGTGGCGCTCGAGCGGCTGGCGACGGACGCGGCGTACTATACAAAAGAAACGGCGCGGGTCGGACGATATGTCAAGCGGGTGCATGACTATTCGGTCGTCGGTGCCCAATATGCGACCATTCTACAGGCCGAGGTGTTGCGTGGCATTGCCGAGCGTTGCTGATCTGAAAAGCTACCTGCGGATCGAGTCGACCGCGGAGGATACGCTGCTCGCGGCGTTGCTCGGGCGCGCGACGGCGATGCTCGAGATGTGGATCGATACGCCGATCACGGCCACGACGCAGACGGCCATCGATCGCGCGGACTCTGGGGGCGATCCGGTCCGGTCGCTGATCTTTCCGCGGCGTCCCTGTGCGGTAACGGCGGTCGTGGATAGCGACGGGCTGACCGTGCCGGCAGCCGAGTATTGGACGGACGGCACCTCGGGCGTGATCTACGGCAAGGAGTATTACACGTTTCCGTACGGGCCGTATACGATCACGGCGTCGGTCGGACTGTCGCTGCGGCAAGATTACGCGCGGCTTGAACCCCTGCTCAATGAGGCAATCATCGACCTGGCGGCCGACCTGTATCAGCGACGGACGCCGGGCGCGGCCTCGGAAACGGCGGCCGGCACGTCGGTGACGTGGGACGCGAGCCGGGAGACGGTGGCGCGGATTATGAAAACGCTGCGGCTGCTCAAGCTGCCGGTGGCCGTATGACCGTGACGCCTGGCCTATTGGACCGCCGGCTGACGCTCTGGGAACGGCGCGAGGGCGGCGCGGACGGGTTCTCGAGGCCGGTGTACGTCCGGATCGGGGAGTATTGGGGCCGGCTCGACGAGATTGCGGACGATGAGCAAATACCGCTGAGTCCGCAGGGACATATCGAGTCGCAGACCCGCGCGACCGCGACAGTGGCCGATTACGTGGTGGTCCCGAAGTTCGGGATCGTGCGGGAGGGCAACGGGCCGCTCTATTTCACGCGCGGGACAATCCTGCTGCGGGCGCTTCGGTGCCAGCGGATCACGCTCGAGGCGATCGACCCGACGGAGTTCAGCACGTTTGCGATGTTCGAGGACGTCGACGTTCGGGACGGGTACCACCTGGTAACTGATCCGGTGGTGCCATGAGCCGCGACGAGATTGGGCACGACGTCCGGCGAGGATGGACCGCTGAGGATCGGGCGCGAGCCGAGGGGCTAGTCGCGCGACACGGCGGAATGTTGTCAGCATATTCCGGCCACGGAGCCGGTGTTTCCGTTGAATGGATCGAGCAGGGCGGCGAACGCGTCAGTATCGAGGGCCATAACGCGGCCGATGTCCTGGCGGTCCTTTCAACGGTGCTGGGCGGCGAGGGCCGGCCGGCACGGTCTCGGGTCACACACTTAGGAGGGTAGCAGCATGGCGGCGTTCAACAAGTTCGACGCGTTCGTGGAAGCGTTGGCCGAAAAGGTGCATAACCTCGGGGCCGATACGCTCAAGGTGTATCTGTCTAACGATACGCCGTCGGCCTCGGCCGATGCGGTGAAGGCGGACCTCGGCGAAATCACGCCTGGCAACGGGTACACGGCCGGCGGCAATACGGCGACCCTGACCTCAAGCTCGCAGACCGGCGGCCTGTACAAGCTGGTCCTGGCTGATCCGGCCGCGTGGACGGCCTCGGGCGGCTCGATCGGACCGTTCCGGTTCGCGGTGCTCTACAACAGCACGACGGCCAGCGGCAACCTGATCGGCTGGTGGGATTACGGGACGAGCATCACGCTCGGCTCGGGCGATACGTTTACCGTGGACTTCGATCCGTCGACGGGCGTTCTCACGTTGCAGTAAGAGGAGTAGGAACCGATGCCGCTGCTTGCCGATCGCGTAAAAGAAACCACAACCACGACGGGAACCGGTCAGCTTACGCTGGCCGGCGCACCGACGGGGTTCCAATCGTTTACGACCGCGTTCGGCAACGGCGCGTCGGTGTACTATGTGATCGCTGGGGGCGCGCAGTGGGAGATCGGCATCGGGACGACCGGTGCCGGTACCCTGACGCGCGAGACGGTGCTGCAGTCGACCAACGCCGATGCGCTGGTCGATTTCGCCGCCGGCGTGAAGGACGTGTTCTGTTCGTATGTCGCCGATCGCGCGGTCACGACCTCGGATACCGCGACGCTCACGAACAAGACGATCGACAGCTATACGAACGACGTCGGCGCGAACAGCACGCACTTCCGGATCAAGGCCGGCGCGACCCTCGGCAAGGGCGACGTGATCCGCGCGGTCGGGTTCACGCCTGGCGAGCAAGCGATCGAGGTGGTGAAGGTCGCGAGCGCGAACGAGCCGTCAATCGGTATCTGCGAACAGGCGCTCACCTCCGGCCAGTTTGGTATGGCGGTCGTGATCGGCGAGTTGTTCAACGTCAACACTAACGGGTTCACGGTAAACCAAACGCTGTACAGCAATGGGACGGGGGGGTTCACCGCGACCAAGCCCTCGAGCGGGTTGTACCAAGTGCTCGGGTGGGTCGTGCGGGCGAACGCAAACAACGGCGTGATAGCGGTCAACGTGGTCTCGCCGCTTTATGTCGAGGCCTCGACCAATACCGCAAATACGTCCGTGATACGCGACGGCAGCGGCAACTTCGCGGCCGGCACGATCACCGGGGCGCTGACCGGGAACGCCTCGACCGCGACGACGCTGCAAACGGCGCGGACGATCAACGGCGTCTCGTTTAACGGCTCGGCGGATATCACCGTGGCGGCAGCGGCTGGGACACTCACCGGCACAACGCTGGCCTCCAACGTGACGGCGAGCAGCCTGACAAGCGTCGGCACGCTGGCGAACCTGACCGTGACCAACCCGATCACGGGCAGCGTGACGGGCAGCAGTGGTAGTACGACAGGGAACGCCGCGACGGCGACGACGTTGCAGACGGCGCGCACAATTAACGGCGTCTCGTTCAACGGCTCGGCCAATATCACGGTACCGGCGGCCGCGGGAACCCTGACGGGTAGCACCCTGGCGAGCGGCGTCACGGCCTCGAGCCTGACCAGCGTCGGGACGATTGGCACGGGCACATGGCAGGGTAGCGCCATTGCCGACACCTACTTGGCCACGATCAGTACGGCTGGCAAAGTCTCGAACAGCGCCACGACCGCCACCAGCGCCAACACGGCGAGCGCGATTGTCGCCCGTGATAGCTCGGGCAACTTCTCGGCTGGCACGATCACGGCGGCGCTGACGGGTAACGCCAGCACAGCGACGGCGTTGCAGACAGCTCGAGCGATCAACGGCGTGAACTTCGACGGCACGGCCGCAATTACGGTTGCGGCGGCGGCAGGTACACTGACGGGCACCACGTTAGCGGCGGGCGTGACCGCCTCTAGCCTGACCAGCGTCGGGACGCTCGCGGGTCTGACGGTGACAGCGCCGATTACGGGCAGCGTCACGGGCTCGAGCGGCAGCACGACCGGCAACGCCGCGACGGCGACCGCGTTGCAGACGGCTCGAGCGATTAACGGTGTGAACTTTGATGGTACGGCAGCGATCACGGTAACCGCTGCCGCTGGCACGCTGACGGGGGCCACGCTGTCAAGTGGCGTGACGGCGAGTAGCCTGACGAGTGTAGGGACGTTGTCGAGCTTGGGTGTCACAAACAACATCACCTCGTCAAGCGGCATCATATCAGCTGGTGCTGATTTCCGACTCTCGGGGTCGTCGTTTACCCGCGTTGCTGACGCTGATACCGGCGGAGGCTTTGGTGGTGGTTACAACTTAATGATTGACGGCGGGACCGCCAAACACGATTCAACGGGAAATATCTCCGGATACCATTACAAAACTGGCGGAAGCATTGAGCTGTATACCGGCAGTTCGCAACCGGCAGGGACAACGGCTACGCCAAAACTAACGCTGGACGCGAACGGCAACCTGACGATGACCGGTACCGTGTCGATGGCGGATAACGTCATTAGCCGTCCGCGCTTCACGGACTACGCCGAGACCTACACCACGCCAGCGATTAGCAGCAACACGCTGACGCTGAACTTGGAAAACGGCAACGTGTTCCGTGTGACGCGCAATGCGAACATCTCGACGCTGACGATTAGCAATCCAGCCGCCAGCGGCAACGCCTGTAGCTTCACGCTGATCTTCGATGCGAACGGCACCAGCTACACGATCACATGGCCCGCAGCGGTGAAGTGGCCGGGTGGGACCGCTCCGACGATCACGACCACGAACGGGCGCTCTGATATGTTCGTGTTCTACACCAACAACGCGGGTACGACATGGTACGCCATGACCGCTGCCCAAAACTTCGTGACGACCTAAGATGCTGGCAGATCGACTACGACAGGCCGCAACTGTAAAGGAAGCAGCGCCGGGGCAGCAAGCCTACACCACGGCGGGGACGTACACGTTTACGGTTCCCGCTGGCGTGACAAGCGTTTCGGTACTGTGTGTTGGCGGTGGGTCAGGTGGTGGGAACTACTTTTACTACAACACTTTAGGCACCGGCGGATCATTAGCTTATAAAAATAGCATTACCGTTTCTAACGGAGATGCTTGCACTGTTGTTGTTGGGGCTGGCGCAGTGGGGCAAACTGGGGGCAGTTCAACCGTCCCAAGGGGAGGAGACTCATCTTTTACGCTCCCAAATCTTTCCATTGAAGTTCGCGCTCGCGGCGGCCTTTCAGCCACGTCCTCAAATATTGGCAGCGTGTCTTACGATGGTGGAGCAGCGTTTACCTACGAATCTGGCGGCGGCGGCGGAGCCGCCGGGTATTCGGCAAATGGCGGTACTGGAGGTTCAGGTGGTGGGACTAACGGTTCTAGCGCGACAGGCGGGGGAGGAGGTGGTGGTGGCGGGGGAGGGATTTACGAGTTTGAAGGGCTGATAACGGGTTTCGGTGGCGGCGGTGGTGGTGGTGTCGGCATCCTTGGCGCTGGATCAAATGGTACTGGTGGAAATGCAGGGGACGGAGGAGGGGGTGGTGGTGGTGGTTCCAGCGGATCATCTGGGGGTAGTGCTGGTTTAACCGGCGCAAATGGCGGCGCATATGGTGGCGGCGGTGGGCAGGGTGGATGGGAAAATCCAAATTATTACGCTGGCGGAAATGGCGCTTCCGGTGCCGTCCGAATCATCTGGGGTACTGGCCGTAGCTATCCGTCGAACGCCGCAAACGTGTAACTGAGAACACCATGGGACTCACGATTTCTGATAGTGACCTGCTGGTCATCAAGGTGGAGAACGGTCAGCCGGTCAACTACCCGCTGACGTATTCCAACTTCCGCCTTATCCACCCGCAGACCAGCTTCCCCGATCTACCGGACAACTCGTTCCTGGTGGACTTCGGGTACGCCGTGTTCAAGTACACGGAGCAGCCAACGCCGGTGCAGTTTGAGAACACCAACGACGGCCCGATTGTGTGGGACGCGGCGAAGGATGCGTACACGAACACATGGATCAACACGCCGTTCACGCCCGAGCAGATGGAAGCCGCGAAGCAGAACGCGCTCTACGCGCTGCGCCGTCAGCGGGACCAGAAGCTTTTTGCCTGTGACTGGACGCAGTTGCCAGATGTGACGCTGACGCCGAGCGAAGTCTCTGCATGGCGCGTCTATCGCCAGCAGTTGCGGGATTACATGGGCGGCGTCACCGATCCGTTCCATCCTCCGGCGTGGCCGGTTCCGCCTCGATAAAGGACGATAAGCGATGCTATCAGCCTTTCCCCTCAGTACGTTCCCGTTATCGTCCGTCGGGACGGTGGCGCTCGCGTTGTCGGCCGCGGCCGGCACGTTCTCGGCCACGGGCGGCGCGGCAAGGTTCGCGCTGACGCGGGCCTCGAGCGCGGCGACGTACACGCTGACGGGAGAGGCGGCCGGCCTGAACTACGGCCGAACGCTGACGGGCGACGTCGGAACGTTCACGCTGACGGGATTCGGCGCGGTGGCGCGGTACAACGAACCGTCCGCGGCGGGCGCGTTCGTGCTGACCGGTCAGGATGCGACGGTGCAGGTCGGGCGCTACCTCGAGGCGGTCGCGGGCACGTTTACGCTGACCGGCAAGGCGGCGCGAAGCCAGACGGTCCGGCAAGCGTCGCTCGGGACGTTTATCCTGACGGGCGAGGCGGCGACGTTCCGCACGGGCAAGGGCATGGGGCTCGGGCACGGGACGTTCGCGCTTACCGGCCAGCCGGCTAGCCTAATCGCTGCGGTCAGTGTCGACGCGGACGCGGGCGCGTTTTCCCTGGCGGGACAGGCGGCGGCGCTTCGGCGCGGGTACATGGTCCTCGGGGCGGTCGGCACCTTTACGCTGACCGGTCAGGACGCGACCTCGCGGTATAACGGGCCGAACGCGGGCGGGTCGTTTGCGCTCACCGGTGGGGCGGCCGCGTTCCGCGTCTCGCGAAGCTCAAGCGCCGGAACGTTCACGCTGACGGGACAGGCCGCGACCCTCAAGCGCGGGCGGCGGCTGCCGGCAGACGTGGGGACGTTTGTCCTGGCGGGACAGGCCGCGGGCCTCAGGAGGGCGCGAGTCGTGACGGGTGGCGTTGGCACGTTCGCGCTGACCGGCCAGCCGGCGACGCTGAACCTCGGCAAGCGGCTCGAGGCCGCGGTCGGGACGTTCACGCTCACCGGTCAGGCGGCAAGCGCCGGCCGGATGATGGCCGCGGGCGTCGGGATGTTTGCCCTGACCGGCCAGCCGGCGACGTTCTCGATTGTCGGCATGAGCCGGTTGCGGGTGCGGGACTTTTCGGGGCCGTACGTGGCGGTCCGCGACGACTCACAAGGGTACTGGTAGGAGGGCGAACGGTGGCGGTCATGACCTATAAGCCGATCTATGTCGGCAACGCGTATCTAGTTCGGTCCTGCGTGGAAACCTACGTGCCGGCCGACGATGCGTACGAACCCTATACGGGCGGCGGCATCCTGGTCTCGTTCGCGCGGAACTCGGACGGGACGAACCCGATCACGGGGTTGCAGAACTTGGCGATGAATACGGACGTGAGCGGCGTATTCCATCGGGTGCTGTCGCCGGCCGAATTAACGGGGCTGCCGGCCCTGGTCGGTCAGGTGATCTATCAGATCGTGACCGGCGGGCCGTATAACGGCCTCCGCGCGGTGACGGCGCTCAAGGTGTCGCAGCCGCGGTGGGCGCAGTAGGTGCCGATTTCGGTCGTGAACCGGTCGGCCGAGGCGATGCGTCGGTACGAGGATGCGGCGTACAAGGGGATGGACGCCGCGGCCAATCATTTGCGGGTTGAGGTTCAGAAGGCGTTCGGGTCTTGGTACTATAAGGGCGGCGCGTTCCGGTCGACGCTGCAGGTGAAGCAAGCGATCCGGCGCACGCCGCCGATGCGGACGCCGACGGGCTACGAGGCGCGGGTCGGGATCAAGGGCGGCGAGGTGGGGATGGTCGCGCTGTATTGGGAGCTCGGCCACCGGAACACATTTACGCGCCGGTACGAGCGGGTCGAGATATGGGTGCCGACGGCGGTCAAGGAGACGCCGGCGATGCAGACCACGTTCGCGCGGGTGGTCGCGCGGTTTATGAACCGGAGCTAAGATGGCGACGAAGCCGCGGTATGTGGTCCCTGGGAGCCTCGCCACGCCGTCCACGTTGTCGACGGTGCAGATTTACGCGACGATCCGACGGGCGCTGTTGGCGTATCGGAGCCCGCAGGGCGAGATGTTGCGGGAGCTGGTCGGCGAGGAACCGCGGGTGTACGTGCGCGCGCAGCCGGAGCCGCCGGTGTTTCCGTACCTCACGCTGCTGCTCAACCGGACCAGCGATGCGGCCTATAACGGGTACCGCGAGACGGCGGTGCTCGAGGTGCAAGCGATTGGGAAGCCGGAATCGCAGTTGCCGTTGGTCGAGACGGCGATGGACCTCGTGGACCAATGCTTGACGGCCTATACCGATCCGGCGTCGGGGCTGATGGTGGGCCGGAGCCGGAACCGGTTCACGCTCCCGCTGTTTACGACGCCGGCCGAGTCGCAGACGGTGGGCGTGGTGGCGACCTACAACCTGTTCCTGTGGCCGGTGGTCTTGACGAGTCGCGACTAACCGTCGGGCGTCGCGGCAGTATATTCGAAGCGTCCCTTTCCAAAACCTCGAGGCATTTATGACGGCTCCGCTTACAGGCTTTACGTCGACGTTCCCGACGGATGTGCTGCTCGATTCCGGTGTCTTGTACGTGGGCGCGACCGCGTTCGGGGCGTTTCAGGGCGGCCTTAAGTTCGATCCTGGCGTCGAGTATCTGAACACGGTGTTTGACGGCAAGCGGTCGCCGGTGCGGCTGCTCGATCGCAAGTCGAACCAGATGCCGAAGATCACGGGCACGGTGATTCAGTTGTCGACGACGAACGTGGCGCAGATCGAGCCTGGCGCGACGGTCGCGGCCTCGGGCGCGTGGACGGGCTCGACGTCCTATCTGCCGAAGCGGGCCGGCTCGTACCTCGCCTCCGGCGATTACCTGACGGACGTCCGGGCGATCTGGCTCCGGGGCGGCGGCAACTTTGTGCAGGTCCGCTTCCCGTCGGCGCTGTTGCTCAAGTACGACGTGACGTCGCAGGACGGGCAGGAAGTGGCGATCGCGCTCGAGATCGAGGCGCGGCTCGATATGTCGGTGTCGGGCGCGAACGTGGGCGACGCGCCGTACCGGATCGAGTATATCGCGGCGGTGTAATCGGGAGGCCGGACGGCCGCGGTGCCGTCCGGTCGCTGTTTCTTGGCAGTCTCACGTCAACCGGACCTGATCCAATGACGACCCTCGATCTTGACGCGCTGGTCAATACCGCGCGGTTGCCAAAGGCGCGGCTGTTTAGCCGCGAAGTAATTGTCTACCCGATGACGGGCGCCGCGGCGCATCGCGTCGCCTCGGTACAGGAAGCGGACCAGACGGGCGCGAAAATGCTTGGGGTGCTGCTCGAGGTGATCGGCATGACGGTGCCGGCCCTGACGGCCGAGGAACGCGACCAATTAAGCGTCGACCAGATTGCCGCGCTGATCCAACTGTCGCGCGGACAGATCGCGGACGTCGAAACGCTGCTGGCGGAACGCGCGGAAAAAAACTAACGACCGCGGCAGATGACGCAGCACGGCGCACTGGGTCGGTCGCGGTGTCGTGGTCTGTCGCGGAATACATCGCACGCGTCATCGTGCAAACGGCGCGCGAGACGGGTCGATCGGTGCGTGAGGTCGCCGCGGAGTCGTTTGCGTTGACGCTCTGGACCTGGGGCGAGCTGCGGCAGATGGAGCGTGAGGCGACGGTCGAGCGGCTCGGGGAGCGGACGGACCTCGCGGGATTAATGGCGGTCGCGTTCCACGAGCCAAGCAAACTGCAACAGGCGGAATTGCGCTATTTGTCCGCGGCCGGCCGGCTGTCGACGATGCTCGAGCAGACGCGGGAGCGATTGCTGGCGGTGGCGCAGCGCGCGGAGGCCGCACAGGCGGCGGCGCTGACGACGACGAACTAACCTGGGGCGATCATGGACGTATTTGCGCTATCGCTTAAGCTGAAAGAAGAAGGCGCGGCGACCGTCAAGGCGGCGACCGACAAGCTGCGGCAATCATTTACGCAGACAGCCGCGGCCGGCGCGAAACTCGACAGCACCAACTCGAAGCTCGCCGGCAGTTTTAAGAAACTGGCGGCGTCGATGGCCGCGACGTATGGCGTCGGGCAGTTGGCAAATATGGCCGACAGCTATACGAACCTAAACGCACGGCTGTCGTTGGTTGTGAAGAACAGCGACGACCTGGCTTCAGTGCAACGGCAACTGTTCGCGATCGCGCAAGCAAGCCGAACGCCGTTCGAGGAAATTGTCGGGCTGTATCTTCGGACCGCGAACGCGTCAACGGCGCTCGGCCTAGAACAAGCCGACGTCATTAAGCTGACCGAGCAAACGGCGCGAGCGATCGCGTTGTCTGGTTCGTCCGCAGCAGAAGCGGCCGCCGCGATTCAGCAACTCGGGCAAGCGTTCGGCAACGGCATGGTGCAAGCGCAGGAATGGAACTCGATCGCGGAACAGACGCCGCGGCTGGCGCGAGCGATTGCCGAATCGGTTGGCATGACTACGGCGGAGTTCCGAAAGGCCGTACTTGAGCAGCGCGTCAGCTCGGACGTGCTCGCGCAAGCGATCTTGCAAAACAAAAATCTCGCCGCCGAAGCGGCAAAACTGCCGACGACGATTGGCGGCGCGTTTACGCAGTTACGTAATCAAGTGCTGCTGCTGGTCGGTGAAATCAATAAGGGGACCGGCGCGAGCGAAAACATCGTCAAAATGCTGACGTGGGTCGGCGAGAATATGCCGATCATCGCCGGCGTGATTGCGAGCGTTACGCTAGTCTGGGGCGGCTATCGCCTCGCACTGATCGGCGTGGCCGCGGCACAAACCGCGGTTGGCGCGGCGACGGCGATCGCCTCCGGCAATATTGTGCAAGCGGGCGCGGTGGCGGCTGGCGCGACGGTGGCGGTTGGCGCGTTTGCCGAGGTGTATTCGCGGCTGAACAATATGCTCAAGACGACAGCGGGCGGTGCCGCTGGTGGGGCCGGAGGCTCGCCGGCAGCCTCACCGTTTAAGCCGCTCGAGCTCGGACTGAAAAGCACCGCGGAGAAGGGCAAGACCACGATTGAGATGCTGACCGAGTTGGCGAGCATTGCGCCAATTTCTAAGCAGCAAGCGGCAACGCTAGCGGCTGAGCACGAGCGGCTGACCGCGAGGCTCGCGAAGGGCAATCTGACCCTTGAGAAGCGCCTCAAGCTCACAAAGGAGCAAGTTGCGATCGGCGACGCGTTGCGTGATGCCGAAATTCAGCTATCGGCGCAGGAACTCACCGATCTGCAGCGCATGATGGGCCGCGGAACGGCTGCGCCGATGATGGCGGCCGCTGGTCCGGCTCCGGTGGTCAAGGTCGATCAGGCGATCGTCAATCAGGTCAAGGCGCAAATGGACGCGACAGAAAAGGAGTTCAAGGCGCGGGCCGACGAACTTCGGCAAAACGTTGGCGCGGACCTGGCGCAAGGGCTCACGATGACGCTCGCAGATTCGATCGGGAGTGCGTTCGAGGCGGCGTTTGCCACGGGGAAGATTGGCGAAGGGTTTAAGGCGTTAGGGCGGGCGATGCTGGCCGGGCTCGGGAGTATGATTCAGGCGTTTGGCGTCAAGGCGTTGGCGGCTTCGAAGCTGATGGGTACGTTGCTCGAGGCGTTTAAGACGTTGAATCCGTATCTCGCGATTCCCGCGGCGCTCGGGCTGATCGCGCTCGGTGGGGCGCTCAAGGGCGCGGCGGCCGGCGCGTTTGGTGGCGGCATGGGTGGCGGGATCGGGGGCGGCGGTCTGCCGGTGGCCGGCGCGATGGGCGGCACGGTCGGGGGCGCGATGCGATTGCCTGGGATGATGTACGGGCCGACGATGGCTGGGGCGACCAGCACAATACAGCCGATGCCGAATATGAACGTGACCATCATCGGGCCGAACGATCCGAGCGCGCAGCGGCAGCTCCAAGAATTGATGCGAAACGCGCAACGTCGGGGGAGCGTCTAAATGGCGGCGATCACGTTTACGGATGGGACGGGCACGGCCACGCTTGATAACGGGCTGACGGCGACGGCTGGCGGTGTGGGGTCGCGCTTTGCGTCATGGGTGCCGTTTACGCGGCGCATCGGGGAACGCGCGGTCGCGTTAGGAACGGGCGCGTCGTACAGCTTCACGTTCCGGATCGACTACGGCGCGGCGTTCGAGATGCGCGATATCCCGAACACGAATCAAGGAACGATCCTCCGGCTGATCCGTCACCTCGAGGGCGGCGGGACGATCACGGTGACGACGGGCGATTCGGCGAGCCGCACGTACACGAATTGCTCGATCGATCCGGAGACCGCACCGAGCCTGGCGTTTCAGGACGCGCAATTTCTCACGTATTCGCTGTCGCTGTCGGTGATTAATCTCGCCGGCGCGGATATGCTCTGCACGTACGACTGAGGCGACGACGATGCCCGCATCATTGCTGCAGTACCGGCTGCGTATCCGGAACGCCTCGACCCTTGCCAATCCGGACGGGACCGACGACGCGGTGGTGATTTCCTCCGTCCCTGGGGATACGGGGCCGTATTTGGCGTCAGCGCCATCCGGCGACGGGCAGGAGGTCGACCCGATTACGGGCGCGGTCCGGACGGGATCGTATACGGTCGAGGTGGTCGACGCGAACACGGGAACAGACGCGACGGGCACAATTCGGTATCTGACCTCGCGGCTCGAGGACGCGACGTTTCGGCAACAGCTTATTAGTCGGCGCGCGTATGTCGAGATACGGACCGACGGCGGCGCGTGGTCAATCCTGATCGCCGGCTATGTGCTCGGCGTCCGGCTGGTCTCGCCGATGCGGTACGCGATCGCGGTCGGCGATACGCGGCGCGTGGAACAGTCGCAGGAGATTTTTCAGGGCGGCACCCTGGGGACGTACACGACTCGCGGCTGCATCCTCGGGGGTCCGGTGACGTCGGATTGGGGGCCGGTCAAGGCGCGAGGCGGGTGGCGGTATCGCGTCACCAAGAACGGCGACGACGTGGCGCTCGAGTTTGTGGAAGGGTACGCCTCGACGTTTAACGCACCGCTGGTGCGGGATTGGCGGAAGGTGACGCGGCCGGAGATGCTCGAGGCGATCGCGAACTATCGGACGGTGAATCCGTACGCGCTGGGCGGCGGGTCGCAGTTCGTGACGGCCTATACGACGGCCGCGTATGATTTCAGTCTCAACGATTGGGCCGTGGTCGGTGGCGTCGTGGCGTATGTCGGTACCTCGGCGACGACCGCGGCACCGGTGCGGGCGCTGGTGGTCAGCAATACCTCGGGACCGACGACGGCCGTGGTGAACCTGTACTGGCCTGGGTGCCCGCATAGCACGGGCGATCTGGTGTATCTGTCGCTGTCGACCGTCGACGTCACGGCCGTGACGCCGCTGTACCTCGACGCGCATCCGGTCGACCTGGTGACAGCGATCTGGTCGAACGCGCGGGTCCGGTACAACGCGGCCGGCGCGTGGATTCCTGCAGTCAAGGCGCTAATCGGCGATACGGTACGGCTGGCCTGTCGGTTTACGGACGCGCCAAAGATCGCGGAGTTCCTCGAGCGGTCGATCTATGGTCCGTTTGGGATCGCCTCGAGGACAACGACCGACGGGCTGCAGGAGTTGTTCCCGACGCGCATCCGGACGGATGTCGTGCCGTTGATCACGGTCGCCGTCGGGTCGCTTCGGAGCGCCGATCCGGTGGTGTTCGACCTAGACGAAGCGAGCGCGGTAAGCTCGATCGCGCTAACGCAGCAGGTGTTTAATCAGGCGATCTACGTCGAAGGCGGGTCGGCGACCAACGGGTACACGCAAACGCAGTCGCAGGGCAACCCGCTCGATGGCGTCCTGGTCTCGAGCGTGACGCAAACAGCGCAATATCTCGATCCGAACCTGACGGTATTCGCGGGACGCGAGATCAATTACACGGTGCCTGGCATGGTGCATACCGTGACCGATTGGACGCCGAACACGATGCCGCAACTCGACGCGATCGCGGTCGGGGTGTTCGACCGGTTCGGTCGGGGCGCGTCGGCGGCGGAGGTGGAGGTGCTCGCGGGCTCGAGCGCGGCCACGGCGCAGGTCGGGGACGAGGTGTACTTCGAGGGGCCGAGTTTCCCGAACAAGGGGTACCGGATCGGCGAGTCGACGGTCGGGGCGCGGATTATGCAGGTCGTGCGGCGGACGGAAACGCCGTCCGGCCCGACGCTCAAACTGCTGGATTCAGGGCTCGCGGCGCAGCCGGCGACGTTGCCGACGCTGACGATCTCGGCGGCCGCCGGAGCGGCAACGACGACCGCGGCCTTTACGATCACGAACGCGGCGACCCTTAACGCGACCGGCCTAATTTCGGTCCGCGTGGAATGGTCGACCGGCGTGACGACGCCGACCGGTGGCGCAGACTTTGCGATCTACGCACCGGCGCAGATTCCGACCGGCGCGGTGAACTTGCCGGCGCTGACGACCTCGGGCGAACGGGTCTGGGTACGGGCGCGATCGGAACAGGCTGGCCGCCGGCCGTCGGCGTGGACGGCGTGGACGTCGGTCGTGCTGTCGGCGATTCCGACGATCACGGGCGCGACGATCAGCAATATCCGGCAGACCGCGGCGACGGTATCGTGGACGAATACCTCGAGCACGTTGCCGGTGGTCCTGTTCGCGGCGCAGGGCAGCGGAGCGCCGGCGTCGTGGACGCCGTTTCGCGTGGCTTCGGTGCCGGCGGGCTCGACCTCGAGCGTGGTCCGGAACCTCACGGGTCCGTCGGTGGCGTGGACGATCGGCCTCGCGTACGAGAGCGCGGGCGTCCTGGGGCCGGTGACCGCGGTCACGCTGACGACCAACAGTACGAGCGATACCAGCAGCCGGCCGGCGGCGCTGGCCGTCATCCCTGGCGTCGACGATGTGACGCTTGCGCAGGGTGTGGCGTTGGCGATGTGGCCGGCGGATCAAGCGCTTGACCTAGTGGTCGAGCGGAGCACGACCAGCGGTAGCGGGTTCGCAGAGATCGCGCGGGTGGCCGGTTCGACGCCGACCTATGTCGACAGCCGGCCGCGGGACGGGGTGACGTATTACTACCGGATTGCGCACGTCCTGGGCGGGTTCGGCCTGTCGCCGTACTCGCAGGAGGTGTCGGGGATCGCTCGAGGCGTACCGCGGGACGTGGTGCGACCTGGCGCGGTCGGGCCGGTGGTGCAGGTCGAGACGACCGAGGTCGGCACGACGGGCACGGTGACGCTGACGATTACCGACCCGCAGGGCCGCGTCGAACAGGTCCGGTTTCGGGAACGGACGGGCGGCGGCGCGTGGTCGGCGTGGACGGTTGATACCTCGGTGCCGTACAGCTACAGCGGCACGATCCCAAGTAGCGGGTTCCTCGATATCCAGTACGAGGTAACGGGCTACAACGCGGCCGGCGTCAGCGGACTGCTGGCCGGCGGGACGGAATCGTTCGACGTGGGCTCGACCTCCGATATGGTCTCCGTGGTCGGGACGTTTGATTCGGCCGGCGCGTTCGTCCTGGCGATTAGTGCCGACAGCGATACGGCCTCGATCAAGTACGCGACCTCGACCGTTTCGCAGCCGTCCCTGGCGACGACGCAAGCGCAGACGGCGGTGAACGGGCGCAATATCACGGCGTCGCTCCCTGGGCCGTTTACCGCGAACACGACCGTATTCGTGTCGGTGCTCGGGTATACGGGCCTCAACGGGACCGGTACCGAGTCGGTGCTGTTCCAGTACCGGTTCACGCGCGACGGCGGCTTGATCTATTCGCAGTGCTTGGCGTCGCTGGCCTCGAGCACCGAAACGCAGATTTCGGTGACGGTGACGGGTACGGCCACGACAGGGACGCCGACAGTGCAGCTTGTCGCGATCACCGGATCGGCGACCCTCGCCTCCGGCGCGGCGATCGGGGTGCCGGTGCCGTCTGGGAGCGGATGGGTGTTCAACCGCGGGCCGGCGCTCGGGCAACCTGGTGGGGCGCGGTTCCGCGCGGTGCTCGTCGGAACGGTCAGTGACGACGACTTTATCGAGATTCCGGAACTCGGCCGCGGGACGACGTACCTTGCGTCGCGGGCGCGGGTGATCGCGACGACGGATACCACCGTGACGGCGCGGTACGCGGTGGCTGATCCGTACCCGCAGGGCGCAAACAGCGTCACGGTCACTTATCAGAACCTCGGAGCGCCGAGCGTGACGCCGGCAAGCGGGGGGACGATCACGCCGCAAGCGACCCTGACCGAAGCCGCGGGCACGTTTATCGACTACACGATCACGCGGCCGGCGTTCGGGGCGGGCACGGCTCGCGTAACGTTTACCGCGACCGCAGCGAACCGCGTCAGCGATTCCGATGCCGTCGACGTGCCGGCGGTGGAGCGCGACACTATCGCGATGACGTCTCGAGCGCGGATATTCTCGCAGACCTCGACGCAAATGGTGGTCCGGTACGCGGTGGCGACGCCGGTTGCGTTGTCGCCGAATACGGCATCGATCGCGTACGTTGCGGAAGGATTGGCCGGTATCTCGCCTGGTTCGCCGCAAACAATCACGCCGGAAACAAACACGCAGGTAACGGAGGCCGCGGGCTCGTTCGTCGACTTTACGGTGCCGCGGCCAGCAGTCGGGTCGAACCCTGGGCGTATTTCCTTTCAGGGGACGGCGACCGGACGGACGGCGACGAGCGACGCGGTGGATATCCCTCCGCAAGAGCGGATCGGGCCGAGCTTGAACGTGGTGACGACACCGAGCGCGAACAGCTATGCCCTCGTCGTGACCTGGGACGGGACGATCGCGTATGCGCTCGATGGCGTGTCGCAGAGCGTGAGCGGCTGGACCTCGCCGCGGACGGTGACGATTACGCGCAACGACTATCTCGGGGCGACGCAAGTGGCGGCGTTTGCCGTGACGAGGGACAGCGCGACGGTCTCGGAGAGCGTCAATGTGCCGCCGAAGGACAACGCGAACGCGACGATCACGATCGGGACGCAAACGGCGGACGACGTGACGAATACGTACACGTTTAGTTGGTCGACGTCGGGGATGCCGACCGGCACGACGTTCGATCTCACGTACACGACGACGACGACGGCCGGCGTCGTGGAGCAGGGCACGTTGAATAACCAGACATCGCCGGTATCGGTCGTGTCCGGATATTCGATCGGGCTGAATCCGAGATATCAGATGACGGTCACGGCGATCAAGAGCGGCACCCTGCTGCTGAGTAAGAGTCGCTCGGGGACGTTCCTTGTGTAACCGCGCACGGCCTCGAGGCGAGACATGCGGCTGCATTGCTTAGGCATCCCGCACACGGTGACGCATCCGGATTGGTCGCACTGCGCGTTTACGCAAAAAGTGCGCCGGTTCGCGCCGATGCTGCAGCCGTTTGGGTTCCATCTGACGCACTACGGCGTGGCCGGGTCGGTGTCGGGCGCGGATGAGGACGTGGTGTTGATGGCGCAAGACGAGCATCAGCACCTGCTCGGGCATCCGTACGCGCACGGGTCGGCGCTCTATGGGAACGACGCGCAGGACGGGTCGGACTTGTACCGGCAGTGGAATTTGTACGCGCGGGATGCGCTCAAGGACCGGGTCGCGCCGGGTGATCTGATCCTGCTGCCGTTCGGCCACGCGCACGCCGCGGCGGTCCGTGGGCTCCCGGTGCTGGCGGCTGGCGCGGGAGCGGTCGAGTCGGGGATCGGGTATTTCGATACGCTGGTGCCCTGGCGCGTGTACGAATCGTTCGCGGTCCGGCACGCGGTGATGGCGAAGGAGGGGCGGTACGGCGTGACGCTTGAGTCGTCGCGGCTCGAATGGGTGATCCCGAATTATTATGACGTGACGGAATGGCCGGCGCAGCTCGCGCTCGAGGCCGACGCGCCGGTGGTGTATCTTGGCCGCCTGACGGAAGGGAAAGGGCTCGCGATTGTGCTCGAGGTGGCGCGCGCGCGGCCGGACGTGCCGTTCGTGGTGGCCGGGCAGGGTGACATCGCGGCGTTTGGGCCGTTGCCGGCGAATGTGACGTATGCGGGGAGCCTCGGGCCGGAACGCGCGGCGTTGTTAGGTCGGGCGCGCGCGATTCTCGCGCCGAGCCGGTACATCGAGCCGTTTGGGGGCGCGGTGGTCGAGGCGGCCTTGTGTGGGACGCCGGCGATTACGTCGGACTTCGGCTGTTTTGCGGAGACGGTGCAGCACGGGATTACGGGGCTCCGGTGTCAAACGGTCCGGCAGTTTATCGCGGCCGTCGATGGGGTACTCGGACTCTCGCGCGCGCGGGTCGCGAAGCGAGCGCGGAAACTGTATGCGATGGAGAACGTGGGCCGGTTATATGCCGACGCGTTCGCGGTCGCGGGCGAACGGCTGGCCGCGGGCGGGTATCCGGCGACGGGCTGGTGATCCTAGACACGTCGGCTGTTGATCGGGCGCGAGTCGTGGTTGACATTATGGCGAGGGAGGACCATCACGCGAGGGCGAGACGGATGACGACGGAACAGGTGGCGGCAGGGATGACGGGCATACTGACGGGCGGGGGCACGTTTTTGATGCAAGCGACGACGGTGAACCTGAGCCCGGTGCTTTCGCTCGCGTCGCCGGTCGTGGCCGCGTTGGTGGGCGGCGGCGTGGCCTGGGGCGTGATGCAAGCGAACCAGCGCGCGATGCAGCGCGAGGTACAAAAGTTGTCGTCGCTGATGCTGACGGTCTCGGAGCGCGTGGCGCGGATCGAGGGTAGTCTCAGCAAATGACAACGCGGCGGCGCGCGATGGGTACGGTGCCGGTTGAGGTGCCGGTGACGCGCGATGTGCATGTCCTGGCGCCGCGGTTTAAGTCGGCGCTCGAGAGGGTGCTGGCGACGCTGCGCGGCCTCGGGCACGCGCCGCTAGTGGTCGAGACGCTGCGGACCACGGAGCGCCAGCGGTTTCTGTATGGGTTCGGGCGCGAGTACGATGACGGCCGCGGCGTGGTGACGCACTCGAGCGATGCGGACGAGACGTGGCACGGGTATGGGTTGGCTGCGGACGTGGTGTGCGCGACGCGGTATTGGGCGGCCTCGAGCGCGTTCTGGGACGCGATGGGACGCGCGTGCGAGCGGGAAGGGCTCGAGTGGGGCGGAACGTGGACGTTTGTCGACCGACCGCATATTCAGTGGGGGCCGCCGATGCGTCGGAGCCCGAGTCCGCGGGCCGGGCGGTTGCTGGCGCAGGGCGGGCCGCCGGCGGTGTGGCGTGAGGTGGGTGCGATTTAACCGTCTAACCGGAGGTGATCGGTGGAGCTGCTGAAGATCAAGGCGTTAGAGATGGGGCTCGCGTGGGTGATCGGGCCGCTGGCGATGCTGACGATGCAGGGGATGAAAGCGGCGTCGCGCGGCATCGATGCGTTGCCGGCCTGGCAGCAGCGTGTGGTCGTGGTCGCGGTCTCGGCGGTCCTGACGCTGCTCGGGCAGGTGCTCGGAGTCGATTTCGGGGTCTCGATGGATAGCCTCGAGGGACTCAAGGCGATCGAGCTCGAGACGCTCAAGGTCGCGATCGCGTCCGCGCTGGCGATGGGCTTGCACGCGATGAAAAAGACGGTCGGTAAGCGGCGTTGACGTTGACAAGCCGCGACCTGTTCGCCATCTTACGCCACCGCCGGCGACGTCTCGAGCATCGTCTGGCGTGATCACTCCGTAAGGGTGTCCAAAAAAAGGCTAGTGAGCGAAGCTTGCTTCGCGTCATGCACAAACCCCTGGGTCTGGACCGGGGGTTTTGTGTTTCTGGGTATTTACAGAACCGAACATCGATAGTAAGGTCCTAGACCGCGAGCAATCGTGGGTCCGGCCCTTCCTTGGGTCTGCCGGGCGTCCCTATCCAGACTAGGGACAAACCAATCCTGACCTTACCGGATCAGCCGTTCTACCAAACCCGGGCTCTGTCGTCCTACAACCCGGTCGGACATCACGGCTGCAGCCGCGCTACACGGTCGCATAGCACGACCGATAGACTTCCCCCGAGGGCGTCCCATTACGGCGAGATGGGTACGGGTAGGGGCCTCCGTGCTAGTTAGTCTGTTTGTGACGGTACCCGAGCGTACCGCGTGAAGCTCCCACCGACCGGACTGGGCTCCGCCCTGGTCTGATGTCCGGGAATGGACTCGCCATGCCCTGAAAAAAAGCTCGAAAAAAAACGCGGCCGACTCTTTACAAAAGACTAGGCCGGTGGTATATCTCTGGTGTGCGCGGTAGCCGCCGCGGCACGAACCCTTACCGGAGAAAGCAATGACAAAGACCTACAAGAACGGCATCGGCCACATCGACGAGCGCGACGGGCAGTACCTCGTTTCCTTTTATCCGGCCGGGCACCGGATGCCGGGGCAGCCGATGGTCCGGCAGTTTGTGGCGGAGACGCTGGTCGAAGCGCGGACGGCGCTGCTCGCCTTTAGCCGTGGGGAGGGCTAACCGATGATGAGGAAAGCCGAGGTTCTGGCGCGCATGGCGCGGGATGAGCGGGACATGATGAACCGGCTCGCGTGGTTTACCGCGGAGCCGGCCGCGCTCTCGATCGTGGATGTGTTTGGGCAGGTGTATGATCGGGCGCGCACGGAGGCCGCGTTGGCCGCGATTCGGGCCTGTATGGCCGAAGTGCGGGAGGGGTAAGCGATGAGTAAATACGAGACACCACGCCAGCGTTTTGTCCGGCACGCCGCGCAGCTACTTGTCGACGGGATCAACGCTGGTCGTATTGAACGGATGGAGGTGAGCCCCACCGCGATAAAGCAATCGCTGTGCGGCGCAGAAATTGAGCGGCTGGCGCTAGTAACGCGATTCGACACGTTTACCCAACTGACGAGCAGTCAGCAAACGAGCCTTGCTCGCGCCATCGCCGGCGCCGTGGCGAACCATCCAAACCGACAGCTCGAGCCGGCACCGTCGGCCACGCGGGAGGGCTGATCGATGGGCACCTTTTACGATCCGGCTGACGACGCGCGGCGTGCAATGTGGGCGAAGATTCACGTGTACGGCGAGCCGCGGCCGGCAGCAACGCCGGATGACGAGGACGACGACCGGACCACGGCCGAGCGCATTTTGGCCGCGTTCCGTGATGCGGTGCGGGACGAAAAGGGGCGGTTGCTGAGTGAGCGGATGGACGCGGACGGGGGCGTCTACGGGTGTATTGAGCGAGGCGGCATCCCGGTAGAAAAGTGGGTGTTTCGCGATCGGTCGACGATAATCTATGATCGGCACAACGAGTTAACGCTTGGGTACGCGGCGTGCTTTTGTCTACTCGAGGACGGCTGCGGGTGCGATCGGTGATGCGGTATGTCGAGCTGTTTGCCGGGGCCGGCGGCATGTCGCGCGGCCTCGAGGCTGCCGGACTGACGCCGATGGCGCATTGCGAGATCGCGGAGCACGCGCGCGCGGTCTTGCGCTATCGGTGGCCGACGACGCCGCTATATGGCGATGTCCTGGCATTGGATGGACGATCGTTTCAGGGCGCGGCGATCGTGTCGGGCGGGTCGCCGTGTCAGGAGTTGAGCGTCGCCGGGAAACGGGCCGGGCTCGAGGGCGTGCGGTCCGGGTTGTTTTACGAACAGGTCCGCATATGGCGGGAAAGCAATGCCACGTACTGCGTATGGGAGAACGTTTATGGCGCACTCAGCAGCAACCGCGGCGCGGATTTCGCCGCGGTCCTATCGGCCCTCGTGGGAAGTCCCGTCGTTGTTCCCGGAGACGGATGGGAACGCGCAGGTGTGGCAGCAGGATCGACCGGAGTGGCCGCGTGGCGCGTGTTGGATTTGCAATACTTCGGCTGGCCGCAGCGACGCCGGCGCGTGTTTGTCGTCGCTGCTCGAGCCGGCGGCGTCGATCCCGCGGAAGTATTGGATGTCGGACCGACAGGTTGCGAACATACAGCGGCGCGTCCGGCGCCCGCTGGTGATTGGTGGGATGGTTCGGGAATAGTCCCGGCGCTCGATCATTCGGGCATCGTGAAACAGCAGACGATGCCGGAGAAACAGCGACTCTGGGCCGTGCGTGCCGCAACCTGGCGCGAGGTGGTCTTTGCTCCGGGCGATGAAGAACCGTGCGAGCGGTGCGGTGCGGAGTATGCCGAGTGCTGTTGCCCGGGACCGACGCAAGAGTTCGAGTATCGGACAAATGCCGATGGCGACCTCGAGGCGTTTGTGCCGTGGTTGCGCCGGCTGACGCCACGCGAGTGCGAACGCTTAATGTCCTGGCCGGATGAGTGGACGCGATTCGGGCTGAAAGAAAACGGGACGCTCTTTGATGTGCCGGACACCGCGCGGTTTCGGCTTTGTGGGAACGGGGTTGCGTCCGCGTGTGTCGAGTGGTTCGCGAGACGGCTCGTCGCGCTCGAGACGGGCGGGTCGGTATGACACCGCAACAGTTTCGGCGCTACCGGACGGCGCTCGGATTGACGCAGAAAGCGATGGCGAAGGCGCTCGGCCTCAGCGCGAACCATGTCGCGCGGCTCGAGCGCGGCGAGCGTCCGATCTTGACACGAACGGTCGTGGCGCTGCGGTTATTGGTGCAATATGAGTCGGCGCGGCGCGCGGTAGCTCACTCTTTACAAAACGATCTCGCGGAGTAGATTGCCTCTACGCCGTAGGACAACTCTTACCCTGGAGTATCTCGATGACTACGCAGGACGTTTCGCAGGACATGCCGCAGGAGACCGCGCAGGACGCGTACCGCGACCTCGTGACGAAGTATTCGGATCGCAAGCTGGCGACCGCGATCGAGTTTATGACGACCTGGCAGCGCACCGGCGCACCGGCCACGGTCGATACGTTCCTCGAGGTGCTGCACGCCGAGGCGGCGTTGCGTCGCGCGGAAGATCAGGCGCAGCTCGAACCGGAGGTGTGGTCCTAATGCCGGCGAACCGGTTGCCGGCCATGACGGGCCGGGTGTGCGCGTTTACGCAGGTGGTGAGCGTGCAGGTCGAACAGACGACCGAGACGGTTAATGCGTTGCTCGCGGAGCTCAATGGGGAGTTTTTCGCCAGCATGACGGCCGAGCCCGGGACAGGATCCGCCGCCTCGTGGCCGGAGGAAGCAGAAAAGCTGCGGAATAGCCTCAACGTCATCGCGATCGACCTGCAGCATCTGGCGAACGCGGTCGTGGCGACGCGGTACCGAGCCGATGCGCTGACGCGTGTCCTGACGACGACGGAGGGCTGAGCGATGCAGACCTCGGAGACGATTACGAAGATCGCGCCGGCCATCGTGGCCGCGGCCGCGGAGTTGGGCCCGGTGGCGAAGGATGCGGTAAATCCGGCGTTCCGCAACAAATACGCGACGCTCGACGCGATTATGGAGCAGGTGCGGCCGGTCCTGGCGCGGCACGGGTTGGCGGTCCTGCAGGGCGTGCATCATCCGGAAACGGTGGACGGGACGCTGCGCTGCATTAGCGTCGAGACGCGGTTGTTGCACCTCTCGGGTGAGTGGATCGCCTCGAGCGTGGCGCTGCCGGTCGAGAAGGTGACAAGTCAGGGGATCGGGTCGGCGACAAGTTATGGCCGGCGGTATGGGTTGTCGGCGATCCTCGGGCTGACGGCGGACGATGATGACGGCAACGCGGCGTCGATGTCGGGTCGCGCGGATGGCCGGACCACGGCGGCGCCGGCTCCGGCCGCGGTGGCCGCGGCGGTGGAGCCTGGGCGCCGGTTGCACGAACAGGTGCCCTCGACGCCGCGACGGAAGCCGTTTACCGGCAACCTCGAGGAAGCGATGCGGACGCCGTTCCCGTTCAAGAAACGGCCGGAGTTCCATCAGCGGCCGTTATCGGAGGTGCCGACGGACGTGCTCGTGGCGACGCTCGATTGGTGCCGGAAAACGGACGCGGAGAAGTTCGCGGACTTGATCGCGCGGATTGACGCGGTGATCGGGCATTATCTGACGCTCGAGCAGGAACAGGCGGACGAGGATCGCGCCCGGGCGATGCACGACGAGGCGCTGCCGTTCTAATGCCGGTGGTCCGGTGCGAGAATCAGATTCCGCCGAACCGGCCCTGTAACGCGCCGATGGTGGCGTCGATGGACGCGATCGGTCGGGTGCTGTGGCATTGCCAACGCTGTGCGGCTCGAGCGGCCGGCCGGTGTTGGCAATGCGGCCAGCGCCGGGAGAAGCAGGGGCCGAAGGCGGCGTATTGTCGGCGATGCAAGGTGCGCCGGGAGCTGCTGAATAAACGGGTGACGTGCCTGACGCCGGAACAGGTGGCGCGGAAGCGACAGTATGACCAGCGGTATCGGGACCGGCCGGAGTATCAGCCACGCAATTCCGCGCACAAACGGGCCTGGATGGCCGCGCATCCGGAGAAATATCCCGAATACGCGGAAAAAGCGCGCACACGGTGGCAGGAAAAACGGCGCGATCCGGTGTGGTGGGAACAGGAAAAAGCGAGGCAACGGGCGCGGTATGCGGCGCGGGTCGCGGCGCAACAGGCGTCCTGCCTTGACAAGACACGCCGCACGTATAGGTTTTCCGAAGCGGGACAGCCACCCGCACAACCCTAGACAGACGGAGGCGACGATGGTCGAGTTGCTGAATGATCCACAGATACGGATGGAGCTCAAGGCGGCGATCCGGTGGGCGATCCCGGTCGGCTTCCTGGTGATGGCCGCGGTCGGTTTGGCGGTCGCGTCGTATGAGGCGTGGACGGCGCGGACGACGCGCGGGGGCTCGCGATGACGGCGCCGGCGGTAGCCGGGATGGTGCGCGCGACGGACCCGGCGACGAGTACGCGCGCGGCACGGTCGGTGGTGCGTGGCCTAAGTGCGCTGCAGCGGCAGGTGCTCGAAATGATTGCCGCGGCCGGCGAGGCCGGATGCACCGACGGGGAGCTCGAGCGGTTGCCGGTGTTTGCGCAGTTTGCGTATTCGACCGTTCGCAAGCGCCGGTCGGAGCTGTATCAGGCCGGCTACCTGACAAGCATCGGGGAGCGGGACGGGTTCTCGGTGTGGGCGGTGCGGTCGGACGCGGGGGCGCTATGAAAACGCCGGAACAGGTGCTCGAAGCGTTTGGGCTCGAGGACATTACGACGCTGAATCGGGCCGGCGTGGAGCGGCGATTGCTGACGTTGGCGGACTATACGGCCTCGTACGAAGCGAGCTACGAAAAGCTGTCGTCGGTCCTGCAGAAGCGGACGCGTCGGCTCCGGGCGCTCGAGGATGCGGACATCCTGGCGCAACAGCAGGTCGAACGGCTGCGGGTGATTGCCGCGGCGCAAGCGCAGATGTTGTCGGCGCTGTTCTGGTGGGACGCGTGCCTCGGGACGGACCTCGAGCGTCAGGCGATGGCCGAGCTGCGCGAGGCGATGACGACGTACCGGCATATGGAGGCGCAGCCGTGAGGCAGATCGAGACGCCGAAGGAGCCGGAAGTGATTGCGGAGCTGCGCGGGTGGCATCGTGAAGGGTGCGAGAACCTGTTCACGATTGGCGAAGTGCTGGCGGTGGATATTGCCGACATCCTCGCCGCCTACGACGCCATCGTGGCCGAGCGGCAGGCAACGGTGGTGGTGCTAGATGAGTGGCGGGTGACGGACAAGGACGGGGTGCTGATTGCCACGTTTCGCACAGAACATGACGCCAACGCATATCGTGTCGGCTTGGACGATGACGACGAGGCGTGGCCGCTGTATGCCCCTCACCGCGTCGTGCGCGTGGCGCTGGTGGATGAACGTGTAAGCAAGGCTTACACGTTGCCACGGGTGACGGACGAGATGGTGGAGCGGGCGGCGGGAGTGTTCTACGCGGCGACGATCCGATTCCCGTCGTTTGAAGATGCTCACCAGTACCTCCGAGAGATGTACACACGGACAGCCAGAGCCGCCATTACCGCCGCGCTGGAGGGGCCGCGTGACGAATAACCCCGGCAGCGACGAGGCCGTGGCGCAGGGCTGCACCTGCCCCGTGCTCGACAACGGGCGCGGCCGTGGCGCCTATTACATCGGCGGGAAATGGATGCACTGGATTGCGTTCGGATGTCCCGTTCATGATGGCGTAAAGTCAACCATCAACAACAACGACGATGCTTGAATATTCGGCAAAGCGCCCGCTAATCCTGGATATTGAGACCGTGCCGATAGCGGCGCACCTCGAGATGCCGTATCCGGAATCGAGCCGATCGGCGCCGGCCAATTATAAGAGCGAGGATGCGATCGCGAAGTGGCGGGAGGCGGACCGGCTCAAGTGGGCCGCGGAACGCGCGAAGGAGTGCAGTCTGAACCCGCGGCTCGGGCGTCTGTTGGTGATCGGGACTAGCGTCGAAACGTTGGTGGTCGACGATCCGGCGCAGGAAGCCGCGGCCCTGACGCGATTCTGGGAGCTCGCGCACGGGACCGGCGGGCGGGTCGTGACGTGGAACGGGTCGTGGGACCTCCGGTTCCTCGTGATTCGGTCCCTTGCGCACGGCGTGACGATCCCGCTGCCGCCGTCAACCGTGCAGGGATGGTTTAAGCGGTACGTAACCTTTCCGCATTACGACTGCAAAGCGGTGCTGATGAACTGGGATACGGCGCGGGCCGGCGACGGGCTGAACGAGTGGGCAATCTTTTTCGGGCTCGAGGGGAAGGCCGACGGCATGACTGGCGCGGACGTGTGGCCGATGTATCAGGCCGGCCGCCTCGAGGACGTGGTGCGGTATTGCGAGCAGGACGTCGCGCTGACCGCGGCCATTTACCAACGCATCGCGGCGGTTCTGGCGTGACGGGGTTCCCGGATCGGTTCCGGCGTCGACAGCAGCAAGCCGCGGCGCCGGATGGCCGGCAGAAAAAAGCGCCGCGGCACCTCGAGTCGCTCGAGCAGCGGCTGTTCGTGCAGCGGTTTCGGCTCGATCCGGTGACGCGCTACCTCACCGCGTGTGCCATTCCGAACGGGGGGAAGCGGTCGGCGCGCGAGGCGGCCATCCTGAAAGCGGAAGGCGTCACGGCCGGGGCGCCGGATTGGGTGCTGTTCCATCGGACGCGGCAGTATGTCGGGCTCGCGCTCGAGTTTAAGTCGCCGAACGGAACGGGGCGGGTGTCGCCGGCGCAGGTGGCGTTTCTTGACGGATTGCGGCACAACGGCTGGTCAGTCCATATTGTCAAGACGGCGGTGGACGCCTGGGAGGTGCTGATGCGGTTTATCGAGGGGGAAGCCGGTGCGTGATATGACGGTGACGGAGGCGGCGAAAATGATCGGCGTGTCGCGCGCGCGGGTCTATCAACGGATTACCGGACAGGCCGGGACCTGGGACCCGGGACGGCCGTTGCCGGCGATTCTGGTGCGATCGACTTCGCGGGGGGCGCGGAACGGCCGGCAGATGCGGATCGATTTCGCGTTGGCGCTCGAGTGGCGGCAGGAGCGGTTGGCGGCCGGCCTCGAGGTCGGGCCGATCCCGGCGGCTGATCCCGAGGACGCGGTGCCGGCGCCGCCGGTGATGCCGAGTAAACACGACGCGATCAACGAGCCGACGGTGACGATTGGGTTGCCGACACTGACGCCTTTTTGACGGAGGAACGATGGACGAGACGACGACGACGCCGTGGGTGGAAACGGTGATGGGACTGTCGCATGGACGCCGCATTGTGTCGCATGTGTACCACGATCACCTGCAGCGGGTGCGGTGTGCGCGCGCCCAAGCGGAGTGGGCGGCCGGCGTGTGCGATCTGACGCTCGGGCGGACCTGACCGATGCCGATGCCGACGCCGGCTCCGGGGGAGAAGAAGGACGCGTTTCTGGCGGCCTGTATGGATGATACGGTGATGCTGGACGAGTACCCGGACGCGGCGCAGCGGTATGCGGTCTGCCTGGCGCAATGGGATAAGGACCGCAGCGCAAAGGTCGCCCGGGACACGGGGAGCGGATGGCCGACGAATCCGTTTACGGCATGAGTGCCGCGCCGTGGGTGCGGATGCCGCTCGGGAAGGTGAAGTCGAACCCGAGCAATCCGCGGATTATCAAGGACGACAAGTTCCGGAAGTTGGTGCAGTCGATTCGGGACTTTCCCGAGATGCTTGAGCTCCGGCCAATCGTCGTGGATGCCGAGGGCGTGGTGCTCGGGGGCAATATGCGCCTACGGGCGGCGAAGGAAGCCGGCCTAACGGACGTGCCGGTGATCCGGGCCGAGCACCTCACCGCGGAGCAACAGCGGGAGTTCGTGGTCAAGGACAACGTGGGGTTCGGCGAGTGGGATTGGGACGCGTTGGCGAACGCGTGGGACCGCGACGAGTTGGTGGCGTGGGGTATGGACGTGCCGACCGAGGCCGAGGACAAGGAAGCGTATACGGCGAAAATTGTGGCGCCGGACTACGAGATGACGGGCGAGTGCCCACCGGTCGAATCGTTGATCGATGTCGGCAAGTACGAGGCCCTGGTGACGGCGATCAATAAGGAAAAAGCGTTACCGGCTAACGTGAAAGCGTTTCTTGCGTACGCGGCGACGCGGCATGTCGTGTTCGACTACCAAGCGATCGCGGAATACTACGCGCACGCCCCGGCCTATGTGCAACGGCTGATGGAGGCGTCGGCCCTTGTGATTGTCGATTACGAGGACGCGATCAAGAACGGCTTCGTCGTGTTGTCGGACAGTATCCGTGACGCGATGCTCGACGATTACGAAACGGTTGATGTGTAAGGACTTCGCGGCGTTTGTGCTGTCGAACCGTCGACCGGATCGCGTGTATACCGTGGCCTCGTTGCGGAAGGCCGGGTATACGGGGCCGGTCTACATCGTGCTCGACAACGAAGATCCGACGATCGAGGAATATCGCGCGCGGTACGGCGAGCAGGTCCTGGTATTCGATAAGGAGGCGGTCGGGCGCACGTTCGACCTGGCGGATACGTTTTTTGCGAAAAAGGGGGTCGTCGTGTTTGCGCGCAATGCGGTGGCGGCGCTGGCCGAACAGCAGGGCGTTGCGCGATGGATTCAGCTTGATGACGATTATACGGATTTCGTGTACAAGTTTGACGGCGACGGGCAGTATCGGGAGCGGAAAATTCGGTCCCTGGACCGGGTGTTTGCGGCGTTAGTGCAGTTTCAGCAAAGCACGCCGGCCGTGACCATCTGCATGGCGCAGAATGGCGATTTTTTAGGAGGAGCGAAATCGCGATACGGGCAAGCGGTGCTGTTGATGCGGAAAGCGATGAATACGTTCGTCTGCTCAAGGGACAAGCCGCTGCAGTTTGTCGGCCGGATAAACGAGGACGTCAATACGTATGTCACGGCTGGGATGCGCGGCGCGTTGCTATGTAGCATCAACACGGTGGCGATCATCCAAAAGCAAACGCAGAGCAATAAGGGCGGGATGACGGAAACGTACCTCGCGGCCGGGACGTACCTCAAGTCGTTTTACACGGTGATGATGGCGCCGTCCTGCGTAAAAATCGGCATGATGGGGCAAAACCATCGTCGGATTCATCATCGGATTGCCTGGCGATATGCGGTTCCGAAGATCATCGACCAACGGCATCGGAAGCCGTAAGGCCTCCGGCATAAACAATGGGGGAACAGTGACAACAAAGAACCTCAAGCCGTTTCCGAAGGGCGTCAGCGGGAACCCGAAGGGGCGGCCAAAGCTGCCCGACATCCGCGAGGCTTTGGCGAAGGTGCTGGCCGACGAAAAAGACGGCATCACGGCGCTCGAGGCGACCCTCGCGGCGCTGCGGGCGAAGGCAGTCCGGGGCGACGTTCGGGCGGCGGAGGTGCTGCTCGATCGGGCGTTCGGAAAGGCGGCGCAAACAATGGACGTGACCTCGGCCGGCGAGAAGATCGTGACGCCGCCGATTGTCTGGTCGGATGCGGTGGGGTCGTGAAGTATTACGAAGGATGGTGGGAGGCGAACCACGTGACGCGCGGCAACGATCTCGCGCGGTGGCTCTGGGAGTCGGATCGCTCGAGCCGTGAGGCGGTCGGGGCGATCGCGGACCGGTTGTGTCGGGACCGGCTCACCGTGCTCGAGTGCGGTCCTGGCGTCTATGTGGATGCCGAGATGATTTGGCAGGACCGGCCAGAAGTCGCGTACGCGGCGATTGATGTGACGCCGGCGATCGTGGCCGCGGGGACGGCGAAAGGGCTCGCGGTGCAGCTCGGGTCGGTTGAGGCCATTCCGTTGCCGGATCGCTCGGTCGACCTCGTGTACTGCCGGCACGTACTGGAGCATCTGCCGAGCTATCGTCAGGCGCTGACGGAGATGATGCGCGTCGCCTCGAGCGTGGCCGTGGCGGTGCTGTGGCGGCTCGATGTCGAGGCCGAGGCCGACGTCATCCTGTGGAATACGGTCGAGGACGTGCCCGACACCTTCCATAATATGTACGCGCAACGGGCGATCTCGGCGTGGTTGGACGGGCTCGGCGTGCCGTATACCTGGGAGCGGACGCGGCAGGATTGGGTGTTGACGATGGACGTGACGCGATGACGGGGGCGGGCTCGGCGACGGTCGAGCCGCTCGTGTTGCTCGCGCCGTACCGGGCCCTATTTCATCCCAACCCGTCCTGGCGTTACGCGTTTCTGACGGGCGGCCGCGGGTCGGGGAAATCGTTCCATCTGTCGGTGTTCCTGCTGAACCTGACGTACGAGACGGGGCACGTCATCCTGTTTACCCGGTACACGATGGAGTCGGCCGGCGCGTCGATTATCCCGGAGTTCGTGG